AATAAGACTGTGTAACATATATTATCTTTTTATTATTAGAGTCTTTAATAGATATAACATTTTTACTAATTTTTTTAATTGTCATTTGTTTTCCTTTTTAATTAATGAGCCGTGCAAGTTTCTAAAACTCTGTGTAGCTTTCGCTTCCCTTTAACACGGCTCTTTTCGATGAAATTCTGCGAAGTGGTTGCCATACCAAGTATCACTTTTTTAAAGAGTCAGCCTGTTGACCTGTTGTCTTTTTAACCAACGACATACTCTTTCCCCTTCGCTTTGGGCTTGGGGGGTTAACATTTGTTATCTTTTTAAGTAATTCTTTCTTCGCATTCATTTCAGTTTGAATAAGTTGTATTGCTGCGTCTTCTTTTGCTTGCTTTATCTGCGTTTCTATCCAGCATTCAATAGAGTTTTCAATTGACTCAATACTACCATCTGTAATATCCATCAGTCCGTAAATCCTTTTTTGAACCAATATTCACGATTTTTAGTATCATTAGGTGATTCTGCCTCATTTTCAGTAAAATGAGCATCAATAGCATCTTGAATTGATATTTTTGGGGCTGTTTCCTTTAATACCTCTGTCCAAGAAGTATTTAAAAACTTAAGTAAGATTTTATTCTTTGCCTCAAGAGCATCAATTCTCATATCAGTCTTTATCATAAAATTTATTGTATTGTCTTCATCTATACGATGAGCTTCATCAAGACAATTCATTCTATAATCTAACTTATTCATTTTGTCGCATATCTCATGTATTTTATGGGCTGTCATTACGACAAATATGCCCATTAATGATACGAGTAATACGAATGAGTAAAATACTGGGCTACTCATAATTTGCCCTCCTTTTGATCATTTCTGAATACTATTTTACAAGTATCCAATGTTAATACAGTATGTTTACCTCTTTGATAAGTACCTACATACTTATCTGGGTACTTATTGATTATCTCTTTAATAGAGATTTCTTGCAATCTATATCGATTGTCTTTGTTATGATTTTTCTTTGTAGTCATTACTCATCCTTTTTGAAAAATTATTGGACGACAGGGTTCAGATGTTGGCCTGTACTCGGGCCACCTGCAATGAGTGAGGTTCTGAAACAGTATCTGATCCATTGTTTCACTTCTCATACCATTAATAAACCCCTGCGGGTGTTCTGTCCTATGCTCAGCTTGGCACACAGGCTTCATCTCAGGCACTCGCCCGTCAATGATTTTTTACAGTATTAATGTTGCTTATGCCCCCATTCCAAGGGCATTATTAGCATACGTCCAAATATAATATTAATTGTCAAATGTTCATTAAAAATATAATAAAGAATACATCTACATGCAAGCTTATCTTACACTTCGTTGTAGGAGTTAAGGAAAATTTAGCGGGAATTTTAACTCATCTACAAATAATTAAACTTATAACTATAGTCATGGCTCCCGCCACTCACCAATATTTAAGACAGTTTAAACCACATGATAATGAACCTCAATGACTGATAGCCAAACCGACCAAATCTCTATATGGTCTTAGATAAAAAGCACGACTAGGCTTCTTAGATGGTAGGTATTATCAGTCAAAGTGATTCAATCTCTCAAAACTAGGGAAGCCGTTTTTGCTATTTCCTTCTGTACCACATCAAAGGTGTTGGCATTAACTTTAAGAAGTCTTGTCAGAACCACTTAGGCATATGGAACGCCACTTTAGATTTACCAAAGATTCACGGGGCTACCGTATCATATTACCACAACATTATACTGACTTTCTGTTGCTTCTCTCCTAATTATAGGGCTATCTGTATTTGAAATGTATCAAAAGACCGTTACACTTAAGTCGGCTTACCTATAATATCTACGTTGTAAGCTACAAATAACCCTAAATTTGATAGAACCACGTTTTTATAAAGTGTGTGGACACTCTGCTTTATACTATCTTTAGTCATGATTCTTACCAGAACCTAAGCTCCTTGCACCGCATGCCCGGTAGTGTTTTATTAATACCAAGATATTAATCAGGCACACTATAAGCCCGATGTTTAATAAATACTCAAGATACATACTATATTAATCCCTTCATTCTCTTCTCTATTAATTTCCCATATTCATCTGCTTCAGCTATTTTAGCTTCAAGCTTAGCCTTTATTTGGGCTAATTGCATCTTATCCATCTCTTCTTTGGTTCTTCCATTACCAAATTCAATATTATATGGATATTCATCATTCATTATTATTACCTCTTTATTAAGGAAATATGAGAGAATATAGTCGCTGGGCTCCTTCACATCATCTGTTACGGATGTCCTCCTTACAGAGTGCAGGACACTTCCCAATATTGCATGCTTTACATCCCTATTGGGCTTCACATGACCACTGCTTCATTAAGCTCAACTTCGAGGGGTATGGTACCCTTATATTCTCTCATAATCCGAGTAATGTGTTTCATCAAGAGTTCAAATAAGGGCTGTATCATCTACGACTATTTTCCCTATGAACTTGCCTTGTTATCCCACATTTGATTGTTAAAGATTTGAGAGATAGGTTATAATACTATGGTATAACCCATAGTATCCATCTCTCCTCCATGGACGCTCTGTTACTTGATACTTAGAATCTCCAGCTTCTAAGCGTTAACACAATCCACAATTGTCCCTGCTTTCTTAGCATACGATACATTTAAGTTGTGTACAAATGTANCTTTTGGGATAAGTCTTTAGTTGATACATACCTGTACCAACCCTGTGTTACTATTATAGCGTCCTGCTCATCGTAATAGTAACACACTAAAAAGGATAGTACATACCAACTGTTGCTTGCTCAACAGTATGTACTATCCGTGCAGGTGGACTACTACCAGCTAATGCTGTCCCTGAGGACAACAGGCTTGTAGTAGGCTACTGCCGATGGAGGAAGCTCATCAGTTCCCTTGAACTCTGTGGGCTCTCCTACCAATCGGTAGTCGACACCTTCAGTAACTTGCAATGGTTGCTTAAGCTTCTCTGAAGCTTTGGCTATCTTTGCAACAGTTTTGGCTGGTATGACCAGTCTAAACTGCTTGGTTACTTGGAGTGTACGAACCTTGAGATTAGAGGTGTAGATGATTCTACCATCTCTATCTCGTTCTGGTTCGAACTCTCCCCTGAAGGTACGACCTGCTGATGTGTTGCTGAAAACTGCGTCAGAGACGAAGTTGTCAGTCTTTTTATCAGCCATATCACGTACTCCGTGGTTATGGGTTATAAGAAGATGGATGCCATAGTATCCACATAAGACACATCTAAACATCCCGAGATGTTGGCAGGGGGCAATACATTGCGTTAAGCTCGACCTCGATAGATTTCAACGGGCAAGGCACCCCATGCCGGTGAAATCCGAGGGGGAGTAGCAACCTGTATATCCCGTACTCCCATTCTAGAGTAAGTTTCTAGGATTCCTTGCTTTATTTTAAAATATTTTTTTATTATTTTTTGGATAATCCCCTAGTCCCTTGCTATTACAGCACTTATCTAAGGAGCGTTAAAGTGATACTTTACTATTGTATTATATAGTATTTCTTATTTAATTTTGATTAAAAAGAAAGTATGACGCTTTTATGATAAGTCTTTGGTAACATGGTAACTAACAGACCCCAGAAGAGGGGAAAGAAGACCTCACAGGGTTCTTCTACCCTCACGAAGTATGGCCATAGCGGCTCTAAAAGGCGTTATATTAAGAGATATAGAGGTCAAGGCAGGTAAGGAGAAATAAGTGGCAGGATTCAATATAAATAGTTATATTAAGAGCGATGAATCGTTGGATTATCAAAAGATTTATAGAGATATGGAAGAAATAACGGGCTTCATGGCTCAGACAAGAAGAGAAGATCATTACCACAGAGTCGTCGGACTCTTCGAGAGTCTTAATAATGGCGAAATCTCGCACAATGCGAGCGTNAATGCTGAGATCGATGAAGTACCGTTTTAGAGGGGCCCCTCTTATTTTTCCTAATGTTNAGTGGGTTATGAATAACACTAGGGATNCAAGGCTANAGNTNTATGATGGAAGTATACATGGAATACGGTGCGATTGGAATAATTGTATCATTGTTTGTAATGATGATAATGAATCTGATCAAGAGCCAGAGGGTACAAAATGATGATTTAGATGATATGAGAGTGCATATTTCTAAAATTGAAACGACGATGCAAAATGTTGAGGGGATTACAATAAAATTGATCGAAAGATGGAATAAATCAGATGATATTAGTCAAAGACATAGGGAAGATATTGTGAAAGAACTGAACGATGTTACTGATGATCTTGCGTATCTCAAAGGTAGAATAAACGGGAGAAATACTTGATGGAGTTTAAAGATTTAATAGGTGGTATCCTTAAAAGAGAGGGCGGATATGTAGACCATCCGAGTGATCCTGGCGGGGAAACTAAGTATGGCATAGCTAAGAGAAGTCATCCTAAGGAAGATATAAAGAACCTTACGAAAGAACGGGCTACTGAGATATATGAGAAGGAGTATTGGACGCCATCAAAGGCTTCCTCTCTTCCAGGTAGTTTACAAGAGACATATTTTGACATGGTAGTTAATATGGGACAGCGAAGAGCTGTAAAGATTTTACAGAAAGCTTGTAACTCGAAGGGGTGCAAGTTAGTCGTAGATGGTCTTATAGGAAGGAATACTCTAAGAGAATCAAAAAGGATTGATGATTCAAGACTAAAAGTGTTTAGGATTCTATTCTACACTGATCTGATAACAAGAAAACCTAAGCTAGCTGACTTTATTGTTGGTTGGATTAGACGAGCAATGGAAGCATAATAATGCTTGTATGGAAGGAGTCAGGAATGGCGAAAGAGAAAAAAGCAGTGAAAGCTGTAAAAAAAGTTGTAAAGAAAGTTGAGAAGAAAGCCCCTGAGGTTGTACGTGGTTCGTATAGTCAAAGAGGTAAGTAACTTTTATTTGTGAGATACGAAATCGTATCTGGAAAAGAATACCCAGTTTATTCACGTAAAGAGGCGGATGAGCTGGGTTTGTCGTATAAACACCCTTTTGATGTTTCAGAGGGAGATTACGGGATATCGTCAGATGAAGAGGTATCCGTATGCCTAAAGAGGAGTCAAATGAAGGGTGGGACTCTCAAGGTAAAGTATCCTTGGGGGCCGTCATTCGTACGTTCTGGTGAGGATGATATAAAATCAATAGGAAGAATTAACAACTATACCGAGAGTGGTAAAAATAATCGTGGTAAGTTTGTGTCGAAGAGTGATAACTTTAAGAAGTTAGCACATCTTATGGCACAGCCTGGTATGACAAAGAAAGCTGCTATTAGGTTAGTATTCGGGCATTTGCCTGATAATAAACGATATTCACTAAATAAGACAATGAGAATGGAGGTCTTTAGACGCATGGTAAACGATGAATTAGATAAGATAGTCGAGCAATTTCCAATAGGTAAGATGGATACAGCTAGAGCCCTAGCAGCCGTATTAGATAGAGCTATGGACTGGGATGGGGATAAGATGGGTGAGGATGGTGATTCAAAGATAGCAGTGTCCATATTAGATAAGTTAATGGATATGAACGATATGAAGAGTAAGGGTAAGATTATTACTACCCACCAGATAGAAGCTTCTACCGTAGAACACACTCTTGCTGATATCAAAGAGAAGAAGAAACTTTTTAAAGCAACACAAACGGAGGAGAAGCATGGGTTGGAACAGGCANCAGAANAAAAAGAAGAAAGTGATAAAGAGGAAGCGTAATGGAAGCAATAGTCCAAAAAGGACTAAAAAACCGAAATATTGATTACGAGGNTTCGTATACTCTTGACAAAGAGAAGAAAGAATTCCAGCGTGATATGGGTTGGTTTGGGAAGTATTGTTTCCCAACTGCCTTAGCTAAGGATACTCCGTCTTTTCATAGAGATATATATAAAAATTTAAAGAATGATGAAACGAAGCGTGTACTTATTGCAGCCCCTAGGGGGACTGCCAAGAGTACCGTGTGTTCTTTGATCTTTCCTTTATATAAAATAGCATACAAGAAGCCTACAGAGGATTTGTTTATTGTTGTTGTATCCGAGTCTCAAGCTCAGTCAGTAAACTTCTTATCTAGAATAAAGTATCATCTAGAACATAGTGATAATTTCAAGCATATATTTGGAGATTTTAGTTCAGCTACATCTAAGCGATGGACTGGTGCAGATATTATACTCAAGAATGGTACTCGTATAGTTGCTGTTGGTACTGGGCAGAGGGTTCGTGGGTTTATTGAGGGGGACACGAGGCCCAATGTAATTATTGTTGATGATTTCGAGTCTGAGTTGAATGCTTTTACGCCTGAGGGTAGAACTAAGAATAGGAAATGGATGACGGAGGCTGTTATACCTTCACTTTCTGATGATGGTAGAATAATAATGATTGGTACTGTGATTTCTGAGGATTGTTTCTTATATTGGGCGAAGGATAGTCCAACTTGGGAGACGCTCTGGTACAGTATCTGGGATGATGATGAGAATAGTATCTGGCCCGAAAGGTTCCCTAAGGATAGAATCCTTCAGATAAAGAGTGAGTTTGAGAGTGTTGGCAATATAAATGGATTCTACCAGGAATACATGAATATTGCACAGTCTCCAGATGATGCCCCATTTAAACCAGATTATATAAAACTGCATCATTATGACCATGAAAGAATAAATAGCCAATCTTGTTTAGTAAGGGAGGTAGGTGATGAAAAGAAAATTATCCCAGTCGAATTATACACTGGAGTTGATCCTGCATCTAGTCTTAGTGCCCGTGCTGACTTTTTTGTTATTGCTACCATTGCTATTGATGCTGATAATAATAAGTACATTGTCGACATTTTTAGGGAAAGGCTCGATCCTGCGAGGCAACCTCAAAAGATTATTGATATTTATGAAAGATTCCATCCAAAGAGAATGAAAATAGAGACTGTTGCGTATCAGGAGGCATTAAGAAGTGCTACCAGGGCTATAATGCTCGAAAAGAATTTATACATCCCTGGATTAGAGAAAGGGGTGAAACCGAGGAACCGAAAAAGTGAGAGATTATTATCATTAGTGCCCCTGTTTGCTAAAGGTCAGTTTTTCTTTAGGCCCCAAGACCTCTCTGCACAGCAAGAGTTCTTATCTTACCCCAGAGGAAAGAATGATGATGTGATGGATGCGATATGGACTGCATTAGAAGGTTCGAGGCCTTGTAGGATAAAAAGGGATGAATTTGACCCAAAGAAGGGGGCTGAAATAAAAAGCAATAAAATACTTGACTGGTTAACCATGTAGGTTGTAATATTAAATGATGGCTTATAACTCCAAATCACGGAAATCGGGCAAAAAACTCGTTGAAGAGACGCAAAGTCTCTGGAAAACCTATTCTCAAAAGCGTGAACGATGGGCACACCATGCTCAAGAAGATCGTGAATTCAGATTAGGTAAGCAATGGACGTCAGATCAGAAGCGAATTTTAGAAGAACGAGGACAAGCAGCTCTTGTTGTTAATCGTATACACCCAGCGGTTGAAGCGGCAAAAGCTCTTATAACTGCAAATAAACCTCAATTCAGAGTATCTCCCAGAGAAGACAGTGATAACAAAGTAGCACAGGCTGTTAATGGGTTATTAGAGTATATATGGCAGATATCAGAGGGGAATACTGTTTTAAGAAG